TTCAGGGATAGAGCTAAAAGCCTCCGATGTAACTGCCTTTGCTTCCACTGGCAACCCGATATGCGGATTATCCTGAGTGCTAGCAGAGGTTGTGTCTTTACTGACTTGTGCAGGGAAAAGAATTTCATAGTGTTTATCTCTTAGGGCTTGGCGATCTTGTAGGGAAAGAGAATAGAAAGCAGCTCCGCGCTCTTTCAATGCGGCATCCTGTGCTTTCTTCTGTTTGTCTTTCTCCGACAAAGGAAGACTTGCAAGGAAATTATAAGCCATTGGATTATCCTTCTTTCTTGTCTTGTTTGGGGTTCTGTTCTAATGCATTCTTAAGCAGAGAAAGAATACGAACTGCTTGATTTTCTCTTTCGGCTGTCTTAAACTCTTCTAATACTTCTTCCCTCTTGAAGCCCATGCTGTTTAAGCATTGCGTAGATGCATCTCGTGCCAGGATTGTCATTCGGACAACTACAGGCATAAACTCTGCATCAATATAACCTACTGGCGGACAATCCTTCTCATCTGTTTCTATTGCATTGGCCAGCTCATGCAATCGGGCCGCATAGGCTAAGAAGGCTTTACGACGTTTGATAGCATCCATTTCTGTATCCTTTCTATTTCGGACCATAAAGTTTTGCGAGGAAATCAACCTTGATCTTGCCGCTGGTAGAATCTTTCTGAACTGAGGATACATCCTCCGCTTTAATCAAGCCTTCCAAATCAGCTTGGATTGCTTTCGTATTAGCTTTACGGAAAAGGGAAGCAAGTTCTATTGCATCCTCGCATTCTTCAAAGATCATTTCAATGCTATCTGCAAGAGCCTGTCTTTTGCTTTCTTTCATTGTAGCAAGGTTAGCGAAAGCTTCTTTTATGTTTTTAAGCGTGGATGCATACTTGTGGTTAAAGCGTTTATCCAAGCGTGCAAGGATTGTAGCACCATCCGCTTTAGAATTCCGCAGATTAACAGCTTCCGCTTTAACCTTATCTGTATAGACTTTAATTCCCTTTTCTTTCTTATCCTCTACTGGAGCTGAGATAATGCGGCTATCTGTAGACAGTTTACCTTGACATACGCCAATATAAGAGTCTAAAAGGATTTGAGCTTCAGTCTTGCCTTTGGTATCAAACCCCCAGAAGTGGGCTATCGTGAAGTCTACAAGGGAAAGTCTAGGAAATCCTTGATAAGAGGAACGCGCACACAGAAAGCGTATTGCATTGGCTAGGCTATCCTTGCCTGCATTCTGCAAATACTTATTAGCTTCGATTGGGTTTTTGCACAGGCAAAGATTCTCTGCACGTAGAAGGGAAAGCAGCATGCCTGCAAGTGTGGAAGGATAGAATTCTTCTTGAAGCTTTTTGCCTTGAGCTTGAAACCGAGTCTGGATCTCACGCACAAGGGAAGCATTAGAGAAAGGATGCAAAGCAGGAACAGATGCAATTGCGCTTTCAATTGAAAGGGAGAAAGATATTCCTGTTTCAGTGCATACAGCTTTAGCGAGAGGAAGTGTCATGTTAGAATCCTTTGGGGTTTTATCTATTGCGAAAGCAGTATAAATTGAGCATCACTAGATTTTGACCTGCCACGGGTCAGAAGGTTCCCCGATGCCAAAATTCCCTTGTGCCTCAGTACCTTAGATGCCTCGAGTCACTCGATTTTGACCTAGTGCCCCGTCTCGCCCAGTGCGTTTTCTGTTTATATCACATTGAATAGGAAGTCTACTGTAAGCATAAAACCAGTAGAGGAGATAAGAAAGGGTTAAGGGAGGTATGTTTTTTATCCCCTCTTTGAAATTTTTAAGTTAAAAAAGATAAAGCCTCTATATCTTCCTACTCTATAGCTCTCTTCTACTGTGCTTGGGTTTATAGGACCTGATAGGATCTACAAGGTGAGATAAAGTAGGTAGGGGTCGGGTCGAAACGGGGTAGGGGTCCAGAATCGAGTGAGGCAGGGCAGGCAGGGCATTTAGGAATCCAGATCAAAGGCAATATAAAGTCTATGGAAGCATAAAATAATCTGAAAAAGGTTGAACTAATCTCGAACTGGACCGTCTTATGTATACCAGTCGCGCTTTTGCGCTGGTTTTTCGATAACCTAATGGAGTGTAGAAAATGGCAAAATTCGCCAATAGTTTTACCCTTGAGCTTTCCGAACGTGTCGCGCTTGCGAATGGCAAGAAAGAGAATAAGAAAGTAGGCGAAGCAAAAATCCCTTGCCCGGTTCTATCTGATTTTGGCATTCAAGCTGAGATCCAGAAAGATAAGGAAGGAAAAGACGCGTATGAGGATGGATTGCCTCTTTATGCTGACCCGCGCTTTGATTTCTTGCAAGACGCAATCAAGGCTCTTATCTCTGTTCGCTCGCGTAATCGTTTCGAGAAAGGAAGCTTGAAGGCTGGAATGAGTCTTGCGGAGGATTTTGACTCTCTGTTTGAACAAAGCGGGCGAACTGGCGAAGCATTGGCGATTCGGCGCGAAGCTAAGGCTAGCTTTGAAGCTTTCCTGCAAAAGCTTGGAAAGAAGGCCGCGACTGTTCAAGTCCTTAGCGACCTGTTTTACAATAGTTCTAAATCCCTTGTAACTGCCGAAGCAGCCTACGTTGAAGCATTGGCCGTGCAAGTGGGGCGATGGGTTGAAAGCTTGAACGAAGCGCAAGTCGCGCGCTTTAAGCCTAAGCTTACGGAATTGCAGGAAAGCATCAACGCAGCGCAGGAAGGTGCAGACCTTGAGGATATGAAGTCCTAAGCTGTTACCAACTGTTACAATTCTAAGCTTGCACTCTCTAACGGCGTATGGTCTAATGATCGTACGCCGTTTTTCTATTGGAGCCTAGATCATGCTAAAGCCTATCGTTCGATTCTTGATTGTGTTTGCTTTGTTCTATGCTTTCGTATCTATCTGTCAAACTGCGGTCGAGTACCGCGATCGTGCTATCCAAGCCCAAATTAAAAGGAGTGTCTAAAATGGTAAACCCTAACACAACATGGTTGATCTATGCTTGCTTCGGTTCCTATGTTGCAATCAGTGCGTCAAGATGGGCCGAGATGCGCGGAGCAGTATCTATCGGTCGGATCGTAGCTCCGGCAGACTGGACACGAGAGCAGATCATCTCAGCATGGCAGGCCCAATGCGAGCGCAATCGAGCTTAGGTAGCAGAATCCTAGAGGCCCTCCCCGTGGGGGCTTTTTTCTCGGCCAAGGCTGGACCTATTCAATAGGATCTGCCTCCTATCCCGAAAAATTTCAAAAAATTTCCTAAAAACACAAGAATTATCTATAGGTTAATAGAAAATCCCTAAGGTTTTATCTTTGATTGGGGGGAGCATCACTGAATTCTCTCCCTGCGGCGCGGTCTAACTCAACAGCTGGACAAGCAGAAAATCCAACTTAACGGGAAACACAGGAAATGAAATTCATGAAACGTCTTAAAGAACCTTCTACATGGGCTGGATTTGCTATCCTTGGTTCTATCTTTGGTGTTAAAGAACTTGCAATGCTTGGTACTCCTGAAATTATCACTGGACTTACTGCTCTTGCTGCTATCTTTCTTCCGGAACAAGGCTCTAAAGCCCCGGCGGCCGCGCCCTCCCAAGATCCTCAGTAAGGTTTTATGTTGTAAAGGATACGATCATGCGAGACCAAATTCTCTCTTTCCTTGCACAAGGCTTCTCTAAGGAAGCTGTTCTTAAAGCTATTGGATGTAGCGAAGATCTCTATACAGAAATTGTAGGAGATGAGAGCTTTATCCGGGAGCTGGCCGCAAAGAAAGATGAAGAAAGACAAACTCGCATTGATCGTCATTATGATGGTCTTGAAGAGAAAGTGCTAACAAGGCTTAAAACTGAACTTGAGTTCCTTGATACTCCTCAGCTCTGCAAAGTGCTGGACACTGTAGCCCGGAACAAGCAAGCCTATCGCAAGCCTGCCAACACTCTACAGAATCCGACTGCTCATCTATCGGTAACTGTAAATATTCCTCAGCCTGGATTGAACCAAAGGGTTACTTTGGACTCTAATAATCAAGTAGTCGCAATCGGTGAGCGTGTAATGACAGCTCTCCCTTTGCAAGGAGTTAAAGCCCTATTTGATAAACTTGAGAATCCAGACAAGGATCCTGTTAAGGAGCTTAGAGATGACCTCGAAATTTCAGCAACAAGCCCTGCTTAAAGCTGCACAAGCTGTAAAGAAAGTCTTTTCTCCCAAGCCCGTGGCCCCGGCCGCGCCTGCGGATAAACAGCTTCCTGTTAATGAAGATTGGATGGAATATGCGGCTTAGTCCACACTTTACATTGCAGGAAGCTATCGTAAGCCAAACGGCCGCCAGGCTAGGCATAGATAACAATCCTACATCTGCAATGATAGAGAATCTAAAAGAAACAGCTCATTTCATGGAGCAGGTAAGGTCTTTCCTAGGTAATAATCCTATCACTGTAACTTCTTGGTATCGCTGTCCTGAGCTTGAGAAAGTAATTGTCGGTAGAGATAATTCTTTAGGACATCATCCCCTAGGCGCCGCAGTAGACTTTATCTGCCCATCCTTCGGAACTCCCTATGAAGTAGCTACTGCAATTGCACAGAAAGCTTCTTTCCTCAAATACGGACAGCTCATCTATGAATTTGGTGCTTGGGTTCATATCTCTAGGCTTCCTGTAAAGCTTCTTATCAACAGAACGATTACAATTGATAAGTTTGGTGTCGTAAGCGGAATTATTAACCGGTATTAATGCTATGCCTGATGGAGCTGTCGAGCAGTCTCAAGAAAAATTAAGTGTCCAGGAAGCCTTTAATAGAGGCTTTAATGACCTTAATTTTTTTGCTCGCATGTGTATTCCAGATGTAATGACCTATAACTTTCCGGATCATTACATTGCTATCTGGTTAATGCTTGTCAATGCGATGACAGCAGAAGATAGAGCTAAAGTCCTTCGTTATGCTCTGGGTCTTCCTCGTGGCTTTGCTAAAACTACTTTCATTAAAATCCTTATCTGTTGGCTTATTGTCTACGATCGAGTTAGTTTTATCCTTATCGTATGTGCTACAGAGCCTCTAGCAGAATTCGTACTTGGTGATATCCATGAGATCCTTTCTTCTCCTACAATTGAAACTGTATATGGAGTCTGGTCTGCGAACTGTGCAATTGATAAACAAGATCTAAAGAAGTCTATCTATCGCGGCCGCGTCGTAATCATTAAAGCTATGGGTTCTAATAGCTCTGTGCGTGGCGTAAATATTGATAATGACCGTCCTGACTTAATCCTCTGCGATGATATGCAGACTAAAGAGAATAGTGAGTCTGAGACAGAATCTTTTAATCTTCTTACTTGGTTTACAGGAACACTAATAAAGTGTGTAACGCCCCGCCGCCCCTCTACAATCATCTATCTAGGCAATATGTATGCTCAGAACTGTATTCTGCAAAAGTTACAGGATAACAAATACTGGACATCTCTTATCACTGGTTGTATTCTTTCTGATGGAACATCTCTCTGGGAAGAACTACACCCTGTAAGATCCTTGCATGAGAGCTATAAACATGATGAAGCATTGGGATTAGGCTATATCTGGTTCGCTGAAATGATGAACCAGCCAATTCTTGAACATGTTTCATTGCTTCCGCAAGGTACAATTCCTCCTTGTCCAAAGACTCTCTCAGAGCTATATCCTTCTCATGGCTTTATCGTCATCGACCCCGCAGGCTTCAGAAGAGCTTCCGATGATAACGTAATCAAGGCTTTCATTGTAGATGATCAGGTTCCCTACTGTGTAAAACTTCATGCAGGGAACTTTGATCCTCTTACAGTGATTCAGAAAACAGTAGAAACAGCCTTTGAATTCAATATCCGGATTATCTTTATTGAGTCTGTAGCCTATCAGATGACCTTAAAGTTCTGGTTTCAGAAGGAACTTGAGAGAGCAGGACTGCAGGATCACTTTGTTCTAGTTGATATTTCTCCACGTAATAAGGCTAAGGAAGGCCGAATCAGAGTTTCTGTTCAGCAACTTCTGTCTAAAACGTGGTATCTGCTGGATCAAGAAGCAAGACAACGCTATACGTTTCAAGCACTTTCCTATAAAATCGGTAAACCTAAGCAGAAAGACGATATCTTAGATGCTGGAGCGTACTTAGAAGAGATTCGAACCCCAGAAAACTGGACGATTGTACAGTCTTTTCCTCTTATTAGACTGATACAACAAGAAGGAAAACTCCTAGGAGAGAAACTTCCTTTCTAGGAACACTTGAGGAAACACAATGGCTGATGACACTTTGCGGTTAGGAGCTGAAGCTCAGGCTGCTCTAGTGCAGTATTGCAGGAACTTGCTAGACGAACACAAAAAGATCAATGAACTTCATACGAAGTTTGAAATTATCGATGTTGCTTATGCTAGATATAAACAGTTAGAGTCTAATGGTCAAGACGGAGTTGATGTGCTAGGAGATGAGCTTGATCAATACGGTCTCAACTTCGATGAGATTAATATTCCTATTGTTGTGTCTCATGTTGATAGTTATGTGGGTTATTTTGCTGATGTGTTTCTCTCTGGGTACCCAATGTTTCCAGTGGTGTCTACACCAGAAACACGCCCTGAAGCAGAAGCTCTCCAATCTATCATAGACACACACGCTAAACAAGGCCGTTATGCTAGACAGCTTTCACTTTCTTTCTATGATGATGCTAAATATAACTTTTCTACCCTAGAACTTGACTGGTGTATGCTAGATGACTTCAATATTCTATCTGCTTATGATCAGATGAAGAATAAGAATAGTCCAATCAGCCCTGCGGCCCAATACTACAACAAACTCAAGCGTTGGGATCCCTACAATACTATCATTGATACTCGTGTCCTTCCTGCTGACATCCCGTATTGTGCAGATTTCCACGGCCACATCGAACTTATCTCTGCTGTGGAGCTAAAGCGTCGTCTTACAGCTCTTAATCGTACTAAAAATGCCTACAATGAAGCTAAAGCTTTTGAATCTAAGCTAAATAAGAATGGCCCGGCGGCCGCAGGTGCTTACTATCGTGAACTGCCGCAAATCTCTTCTATCTTAGGTTCCAGGAAGTACAGAAAAGGCGGACACTTTGACTGGGATGCTTATCTTACTAATG